AATCTAAAACCGTGGCTGCTGAAGGCTGGGTTTGAGGAAAAAGAGCTAGAGGAAAAGTTTGTAGAATTTGGGCAGGGCTATCAGTCGATGAGTCCGGCGTTGCGATTCGTAGAATCTCTGTTGTTAAGCGGTAAGCTGGCGCATGGAAACAATCCGGTCTTGACGATGTGCGCAGGTAGCGCGGTCGTTACTCGCGATCCCGCCGGTAATCGTAAACTCAATAAGGTGAAGTCGCGTAAACGTATCGACGGAATGATATGTCTGGCGATGGCTGCTGGGCTAGCGGAATCCACGCCAGTTGAGCAGCCTAAAGAGTTTCAGGTTATCATCATATGATGACTCAGGATCAGCGCATCGCCGTCATGGTCGCCATCTCTGTGCCATTGACGATTATCGTGGCCACTGTCACGATCTGGTGCACTCATCCTTTCGCCCGGCACAATTGGTGTCCTTATTTTTGCGATTTGTTTCTGAGTGATAAGCACAACGCGAATACCAGATGGTGATCCTATGAACATTCCTGTGAGCATTTCCAAGAACATGAACCGTGCGTATTCGGTTCTGGAAGTGAAAACGGTTGACGAAGATCAGCGTATCATTTCCGGCATCGCCACCACGCCTTCGGCAGATCGCGTTGGTGACATTGTGGAGCCACTAGGCGTTAAGTTCAAAAATCCGTTGCCGCTACTTCACATGCACCGATCGGATCAGCCGGTTGGTACGGTGAAGTTTGACAAGGCGACCAAGGAAGGAATCACGTTTACTGCTAAGATGCCACGCATGGCCGCGTCTGGCCCATTGAAAGATCGCATTGATACCGCGTGGGAAGAAGTCAAACTGGGTTTGGTGCGTGGCGTGTCTATCGGGTTCCGTCCGATTGAAATGTCGATGATGGATGACGGTGGAATTCGTTTCCTGAAAAGCGAAGTTCTGGAATTGTCGCTTGTTACTATTCCGGCGAATGCCGAAGCCAGCATTCACACGATCAAGTCTCTGGATGCCGAAGCAATGGCCGCGACTGGCCCTACCGGTCCAAACGGATCGATTGGTGTAGATGGCATTTCCCCTCCCGGCGTCACGGGACCAAAGATTGTTGCACCTGTGATTAAAGCCGCCCCAAAGGAGGGCAAGATGAAAACCTACGAAGATCGAATCAAGGATTATGAAGCCACGCGCATGGCGAAGGCCGCGCGGATGGCCGAACTGATGAACGCTTCCGGTGAGGAAGGCGAGACGCTGGGCGAAGCCGAGCAGACCGAATACGATACCGCTCGCGACGAAGTTAAGGCTATCGATGCTCACCTCGTGCGCCTGCATGAGATGAAGGCGATGGCTGTAACGCAGGCGGTGCCGGTAGTAGCGACTACTCCTGATGTCGCAAGCAAGTCACGCGGCGGCGTCAAGGTCGAAGTGATCGGCTCGATGGTGCCGAAAGGCATCACCTTTGCCCGGTTGGCAATTGCCAAGATGATCGCTTCCCGTGAAATGTGCCCGCCGCATGAAATTGCGAAAATGCGTTGGCCGGATCAGCCGGAGATTCAGACTATCCTCAAGGCAGCGGTCACCGCTGGCTCCTCCACCACGATGTCAGGGTTGGTCGAGCCGCAGATGTATACTCAGGAGTTCATCGAATATCTGTGGCCGCGAACCATCATCGGCAGGATTCCGGGTTTGACGCGGGTGCCGTTCAACATCAAGGTCCAGCGCCAGATCACCGTTAGCTCGGTCAACTGGGTCGGTGAAGGCAAGCCGAAGCCGGTCAGCAAAGGCAGCTTCGATACCGTGACGCTTGGTTACTTCAAGATCGCGGGCATCGTCGGGCTCACGGATGAAATCGTGCGGTTCTCTTCGCCATCGGCGGAAGCTCTGGTGCGCGATGAACTGGCGAAGGCGATCATCAAGCTGATGGACAAGGACTTCCTTGATCCGGAAAAGGCGGCGGTTGCCAACACGTCACCGGCATCGGTCACTAACGGTGTCACTCCGATCACGGCATCGGGCACTGCCTATTCCAATTTCGTCACGGACTTCGGTCTTGTGATGGCAAACTTTGATGCGGCTGAAATCGACACCAGCAGCCTCGTCATGATCACGCGTGCGCGTCAGGCTCGCACCTTGGGACTGATGCTCAATGCGCTCGGCCAACCGCTATTCCCGAATGTGGGAGCGACCGGTGGCAATATCATGGGCTTTACCGTCATCACTTCCACTAACGTGGACTATACGGAAGACAGCCCGCAGGAAGGCGACAACATCATCTTCCTGAATGCGCCGGATATCTTCCTTGCGGATGACGGCTCGGCACAGATCGATGTGTCGCGTGAAGCTTCGGTGCAGATGAACGATGCGCCGGATGATCCTGCGTCTGCTTCGACTGTCATGGTTTCGGCATTCCAGCAGAACTTGGTGTTCGTACGTGCAGAACGCTACATCAACTGGCTGAAGCGGCGCGCTGAAGCAGTCCAGTATATCAAGGCGGCCAAATACGCTTAAGGTTTCCTTCCGATCCTATAGCGTTTGAGTCGCATGGTGAGAAGACCGGGGCTTGCAGTCCCCAAGCCAATGGCTCCGGTCTTTTTCTTTTTTTCAAACGGAGTTCATCCCATGGCTGATAAAGTTAAGCTGGTCGCGAAGGAGCGTTTTACCTACGCTGGCAAGAATGTCGAAAAGGGTGAGGAGTTTGAAGCTGGCGCGGAAGATGTTGGGTTGCTGACGGCAGCATTTCGGCCGATGGCGGAGAAGAAGGGCAATGATGTTAGTCCGCTATCCACCAAGGACTTGCCGCCCGCCACGAAGCCCTATCCCACCGCTTCTATTCGCGCTGGGGAAGCTACCGGCAAAGCGACTAATAAAAATTCAAAAGCTGAAGGCGCGGCCAAGTATTCTCGCCGCGATATGAAAGCCGAAGACTGATATGCGCCTCCTCGGCTGGGACATAACCCGGAAGGCGGCGCCTCCGGTAACGCATCCGGTGAACGACTTCAGTCGTGGCTGGTGGCCGACTATTCGCGAGCCATTTACCGGCGCATGGCAACGCAATCTTGAGCTAACCAACGAATCGGTTTTGACCTATCACGCGGTCTATTCATGTGTGTCGCTTATTGCTTCGGACGTTTCTAAATGCCGGTTGAAATTAGTACAGCAAACTGAATCCGGCATCTGGAAAGAATTTAGTTCTGGTGCATTCTCGCCGGTCATTCGCAAGCCAAATCATTATCAGAACAGAATCAAATTTTATGAACAATGGGTGATGTCAAAATTGCTGATGGGGAATATGTATGCGCTGAAGGCGCGTGATGAGCGCGGCGTTGTCGTAGCCTTATATATTCTTGATCCGGCACGGGTTAAGGTGTTGATCGCGAGCGATGGCTCGGTCTGGTATGAACTGAATCGCGATAATCTTAGCGGTTTAGACAGCGACCTCAACATCACTGTCCCTGCCAGTGAAATCATTCACGATGTAATGACGCCACTCTATCATCCGCTGTGCGGCGTCTCGCCTCTGACCGCCTGCAATATTCCCGCAGCGCAGGGCCTTGCCATCCAAAACAATTCAGGGAAATTCTTTTTGAACGGCTCTATGCCGGGCGGCATTCTTACTGCGCCCAGTCATATCGATGATGAAACAGCAGCACGGCTTAAGCTCCATTGGGACCAGAAGTTCAGCGGAAATAATGTTGGCAAGATTGCCGTGCTCGGTGATGGCCTTAAGTTCGAACAGCTTTCAATTCACGCGGTAGATGCGCAGTTGATCGAGCAGTTGAAATGGTCGGCTGAAACAGTTTGCTCTACCTTCCATGTGCCACCTTTCATGGTCGGCGTAGGTGCGGCGCCTGCTTATAACAATATCGAAGCACTGAATCAGCAATACTACTCGCAATGCCTGCAGAAGTTTTTTGAATGCATCGAGCTTTGTCTGGATGAGGGGCTAGGGCTCACTGAAGCTGGCGGCACAACTCCTTATGGTACCGAATTTGATCTTGATGATCTGCTGCGCATGGACACTCGCACGCTGGTTGAAGCGGAGGCGCGGGCCGTTGGCGCTGGCATCAAATCCCCGGACGAGTCACGTAAGCGGTTGAATCTTGGTCCGGTCAAAGGCGGACAGACACCGTATCTGCAGCAACAGAATTATTCACTTGCCGCACTGGATGAACGTGATCGCGGTGAAAATCCTTTTGGTAGCAACAAGCCGGAGCCGACGCCTGCCGCGCAACCTGCTGAGCCCCCTCCGGAGGAACCGGAAGCAGAGAAAGATGACGTAGCAAAGCGACTGGTTATGGCCTTACAGGCGAAAATAACTCATGAAGCCAGCATCGCAACTTGAGATTGATCACACCGCCGATGTTCTTTGGAGTGTGATGAAAACCTACCTTGCCACCACAATGGCAACGCAGGCGCTGGAAATAAAACAATTGAAGGAGCAACTGACTTCGCTGGTGGAGCGGGTCAAGGTTGCTGAAGCCATCACGCTTGTCCATGGCAAGGACGGCGCCGATGGTCTGCCCGGCAAAGATGGTGCGCCCGGTCTTGATGGAAAAGACGGCGCCGATGGTCTTAATGGCAAAGATGGTGTTGACGGTATCAATGGAAAAGATGGTGCGGACGGAGCACAAGGTGAACCCGGCTCGACGGGTCGCGACGGGATCGACGGGATACATGGCAAGGACGGCAAGGATGCAGAGCCGGTAGATATGGAAACGGTGCTGGCCACGGTGAAAGAGGAAGTTGTTTTGTGGCTGGAAGCTAATCCGCCGAAGGATGGCGCTCCGGGTCGTGATGGGATTGATGGAATGCACGGCAAGGACGGTGAAATTGGATTGACTGGCAAGGAAGGAATAGCGGGGCGAGATGGTATGCCGGGTCGCGATGGTATGCCGGGACTTAATGGCAAGGACGGCGCTCCCGGCTTGCCCGGTAAGGATGGCGCGGACGGATTGAGCTTCAAGGAGGCGATCCGGTTCGAAAGCGACCGTCAGTATGGTTTCGATCTGGTTTGTGCGGACGGCTCGATCAATGAGCTTCGGTTTGATAAAGGCACCTTGGCCGATACTCATTTTGGTATCTGGAAAGAAGGCCATTATTTGAAAGGCTCAATCACGACCTACGCTGGCTCGTTGTTTCTTGCTTTCAAGGATACCGATGGCAAGCCGGAGGTTTCGCCGGACTGGAAGCTGATCGTTAAGCGTGGCCGTGATGGCAGGGACGGCAAGGCTGGAGCGCCCGGTGTTCGTGGCGAGCAAGGCTTGCGAGGCGAAAAGGGCGAACGCGGGTTCGGTGGATTATAAAAAATGGGAACACGTATCATCGTTCCGCCAGCGAGCTATCCGGTCTCACTTTATGAAGCCAAGAAGCACGTCAATGCTTATGACTTTGATGATGATGATGAAATTATTAACCTGTATATTCGAGCTGCTACGCTTAACGCGGAGAATTTTACTGGCCGTGCTTTTATAGAACAGACGATAGACTTCTACCTTGACGGGTTTCCGGCAAATCAGAACTACATTGAAATTCCCAAACCACCGTTAATCGAGTTTGGTGGGGTTTATTACAGTGAAGGCGCAGATGCCGAGTCTGAGTTTGATGCTGGTTCTTACACAATTGATTATGCGAGTCAGAAGGCACGGGTGAGTAGTTCGGCTTGGCCAATGACTACGTCGTTTCCTAATTCGGTTCGGATGCGCTATCGCGCGGGCTATGTGGCGGATGCGGAAGCGTCTCCTTTAGTGGCAGCGGTCCCGGCGGATATTAAGGCGGCAATCCTGCTTATGGTCGGTACGCTATATGCGCAACGCGAAACGGTGGTAGTGGGCGCAGCGGTTAACGAGATGCCGTGGTCATCGGAGCATCTGCTGCGGCCCTATAGGGTTCACACATCGATCGGATGATGGACTGGTTGCCGGACTGGAGCGAGGAGGTTGTTGCGATTGTTGCGTCTGGTCCATCTGTAACCAGCGATACGGTCAATAAGCTGCAAGGGAAGTGCCGGGTTGCGGTCGTCAATAACTCCTATCAACTCGCTCCATGGGCTGATCTACTTTATGCGGCGGACGCGGATTGGTGGAGGGAGCACAAGGGTGCGAAGGAGTTTGGCGGATTAAAAGTAACCTGTAAGCCGGATACTGCGGTTGATAACGGAATATGCTTTGTAAATCTTTTTGGCCCTTTCGATACCGATCAAGATAGGATTTTAATGGAGCCTAAAGGGACGATAGGACGCGGCGGCAATAGCGGCTTTCAATTGATCAATATCGTTACACAGGCAGGTTGTAAGAAACAGATATGGATAGGCTTCGACTTTCAAGGCGAGCACTGGCACAGTCGGCATCCGCGT